GAAATATGGTTATGTTCTATTATTAAAAAAAGATCATCCTAACTCTCGTAAGAATGGCCGTATATTTGAACATGTATTTGTAATGTCTGAGAAATTAGGCAGACCTTTAAAAGATGGAGAAACAGTTCATCATAAAAATGGAATTAAGAATGATAATAGAATTGAGAATTTAGAGTTATGGAGTAGCAATCATTCAAATGGTCAAAGAGTTGAAGATGTTGTTGATTGGGCTTTTGAGTTTCTATGCAAATATAAAAAAAATGAAGATAATAAAAAGTTTTTAATATATATAGCCGGTGCTCTTAGTGGGGATTCTCCTACTTATATTTCAAACTGCTCTAAGATGATAAAATATGCAGAGTATGTTAGAAGAAGTGGATATTCAGTTTATATCCCTTGTTTAGATATCTTACAGGGTCTGGTGATGGGAGATATGGAATTTGATGATTATTTTAATAATTCTTTTGCTATTCTACCAAGATGTGATGCTATTTTTTTAACTCCCGGTTGGGAAAACTCAAAAGGAACTAAAAGAGAAATTGAATTAGCAGGAACACATAATATTCCTGTATTTAGTAACATAGAAGATTTAAATAAGTATTTTGATAGTAAATTTAAAATATGAATAGTTTTGAAATAAAGGATTCTGGCAACAGAACCGAGTATGATTCTGGAATGGTTAGAGATAAAAATGAAAATAAAGAAAGATTTGATCTACTATTTCCAGAAGGTGTGCCGTATGAGGAACAAATGATCACTAGATTTGCCATACATTTAACAAAAGGAGCAAATAAATATTCAGATAGAAATTGGGAAAAGGCTAATAGTGAATCTGAAATGTTAGACTTTAAAAGATCTGCGTGGAGACATTTTATTAAATGGTATTTGGGAATGTTAGATGAAGATCATGCGTCAGGAGTATTTTTTAATATAATGGGATATGAAACAACTAAACATAAAATAGATGGCAGTAAAGGACAAATCGAAAGCCCCCAGTTACAAATCGAATTCAAAGAAAACAGGGAAAGCTAATAAGAAAGATAGTATAAACAAACATAGTAAAAATTACGTTAAACAATATAAAGGACAAGGAAGATAATGGAAAAGATTAAAGACATAACAAAAGCAATTTTACCGGAAGGTCACATGATTATTGAAATGAAGGAACCTAAGAAGAGAATGATTATTACTCCAGAAGGTTCTGAGTCACCCGATTCATATGGAGTGGTTATTGTTGTAGAGGAATCAGTTAAAAGATATAAGCCGGGAGATATTCTTATAAAAATATCTGGTAGGTTTTATGGATGGCCTATACGAATGCCAGATGGAACAGAAAAACAATATGCTCTCATTCATCAAGGAAATATTCAGGTGGCAGTAACTCCTGAGAACTTTATTGATCCTGATGAACTTGTAAATAAGGTAAGACTTTAATGTTGAGCAGGGGAATATATCATTTACAGAAAACGCTTGGCCTCGGGGAGAAGTATTATAAAGAATATGAGGATGATCGTCATATTGTTATAAATCTAGCTGTCCCTGGGGCCATGCGCTCTAGTGATTTTAAGATAGGTGTAAATAGGCATAGGATTAAGGTAGTTTTTGAAGGAAATGACTATTGTAATGCATTTTTATACGTATATCCATTAGCTTCTAAAGTTAATAGGCTGGAAGCTTCTGCTGAGTTAGATGATGGTATTCTTACTATAATTTTACCAAAAGATTAGGAAATATAAAAATAATTTTGTATCTTTGTGAAAATGGAAACTTTTAATGTTATATATGAGTACGGAGTTTCACCTATAAATAAGGTGAAAAAATTAGTGGTAGGAGAACTGTATGCGACATCTAGCGGAGAAATCGTCTTATACGATGGAGAAGAATTTAAGACAATTATAGAGTCGCCTTTAACGCCAGTACAGGGCAATACGCTTGAGAATCTAACTGATCTTCAGCTATCCCTGTATTGGACGTTAATAAAAAACAATAAACGATATGATGGAGATAATTAGGGAAGACAGCCTTTCTTTTAAATTATCAAATACTAGCGAATTTCAAACATTAGCTGTATTTATGAGTGTTATGGAAAAGGCCAATAGAGAAGCCTCTAAGAAGGGGTTTAGAAATATATATTCAAAGGAAGAGAGATTTTTTATAGAAAATTTTGTTAGGGAGTTAAAAAATGAGGCTAACTATAGCAACGGATGAGAGAAAGTTTTTCAGACAGTTTCTGGAAATCTTGAGTAGTATTCCTCCACTTAATAAACTGAGGAATAGAGAACTTGATATATTAGCAGCTATGATGTACTATAACTATCTTTATAAAGACTTAGATGATGATATAAGGGGAAGAGTACTAAATAGTAAAGCTACAAAAAAAGATGTTAGAGAGATGCTTGGAATGAGCCAAGACGTATATAATAATAATATGTCTATCATTAGAAGAACTGGTATGATAGAAAAATCTGGGAGACTGGCTAATGCCTTACAAGTATTTCCAGGAACAACTTATAAGATAGAATTTAACTTTAATATAGAGAAAGATGTACTCAGATGACCTATCAGATAACTACTACTCTATGAGCGAACCAGAAGATGTAAAGAAAATTGCTTTGTATATACTGGATAGTTCAGGTAATGTAGAAGATGTTATTATAGATATAGATGAAATAATTCAATATGTAACAGCCCTGCATGAGAAGTATCCCACTGCCGATTAAAAATATCATAAAGGAGGTCTGCGAAGAGACCGGAGAATCATACGGTTTAGTTGAAGAGATTTTGTATCACGAATTTGAATTTCTGAGAGACTGTATGGAAAAAGGAGAGAAAGGTAATTTCCCAACATACAGAAATGTTTTACTTAAATACTTAGGAACATTTTATGCTAGCGAGGGAAAGATAGAAATGATTGAAAAACAAAAGCTAGCTAAAAAAAATAGAACTATTGATGGCGAATGATAACATGATAGAGAAGTGGAATGGCGGTAATAATTTTTGGGAAACTTTTCCACAATTTAGAGTTATAGATATATTTAATAAGTTTTATATTAAGGAAAAGGATAAAACTTTTTCTTCTAACGTTATGTGGGCAATAGCCTTTTGTATTAAAAAGGACTCTCCTATGTACAATCTTCCTAATAAATGGGAGTTATCTGCTAGAGACATCGTAAAGAAAAACATAAACTGGGATGACTACGATGAACTAGTAAATATGTTTAAGCAGTCTGTTATGACACAAGCTGAAAGATCATTGTTGGCTTGGGAAGAGCTTATGTTTAAGAGAGATAAATATCTTAAAACACAAGATTACTATTTTGATAAATATGCCACAAATGATAAAGGAGATAATATTCTTAGCAAAACAGGGCAATTTATTACTATTAAAGGAACTGCTGAACAATTAGACAGAGCGTTTAGCGCTACTCCAAAAATGTATTCTGATTTTGAAAAAATAAAGAAGAATATAGAGGAGGATGAAATTAAGAGAGGGCGAGGAAATAAACCAAAATCAATGAGTGAAACAAATGAGGTCTAAGAAAGAGTTAACTGCTGAAAGAGTAGATAGATATCTAGTTAGTTTAAAGAGAGATATGAAAAGCATACGCTTTGATGAAGAAAATATAGATGGTAAAAAATATATCAAACTTGGAATAGGCAACTTCTTTTTTAAAAGAGAAGTAGATGATGACTATGAAACATCTGTAAAAAAATTATTTGAGGATTTTATGACTAATACTTCTTATTATTATATTAGGAATTTTTGGGATATATGATAAATAATTCAAATTTTATAGAATCAAACATACCAAAGTTCCATGCAATTTCTCAAAAATATGATAGATTAGCTTATTGGAAAGAACAGAAAAAACGCTGTATAGAAGGATATTGGGTCTCAGGTAAGTGGATGCCTGGGACTCTTTATTATTATATTAATTTTCATACAATTAGATTTGAGGAAGCTGGAGCAGCATCTAGAAAAATAGGAAGACCATGGCTTAGAGATATTGAGTGGGAAAAGGCCTATGTATATGAGGAAGCTATGGGTTTTTCTGGATTTTCAGGAGACACTCTTCATACTTGTGATAGAAAGTATGGACCGGAGAGAGAGAGGGCCTTGCGATACGGATGGGTTACCGAAGATGAAATAAAGACAAAGATATATGTTCCAGCTAGGGAATATCTTAGAAAGATACATCCTGGTGATTTAGGTAAACCTCTATATAACAACCAGGCCAAGAATGTAATAGATCTTGAAGCTCGAGGAGGAGGTAAATCATATTGGTCAAGCGCTCTTATATTACACAACTTTCTGTTTGATGGAGCCTATGATTATGAGGTCTATTTAGATAATAAGGTGAATAATTCCCCTCTTACATCAGACACTGTTGTTGGAGCGATTGAGAGTAAGTATTCAGATGACTTACTAAAGAAGGTTAAAATTGCTATTGAGCATCTTCCAGATAAGCAAATAATTAATTCTGAGATATATCCATCCCCACTATATGTAAGTTTTTCTGGGTCTCTTACCTCTGGTAAAACGTTATCATCTTATTTAGGATCTGTTATAAATCATAGAACATTTATGGACGATCCTCTTGCTGCTAACGGAACTCGACCAAACAGAGCGTTCTTAGAAGAGGTGGGTTTTATGAGTAACCTTATTGAGGTGTGGGGAGCTCTAGAATCAACTCAGGCGTCTGCTGACTATAAGAACTTAGTTATATATGCGTTAGGTACAGGTGGTCTCTCTACACATGGAGCAGTGACTTATACAAAGGAAATATTTTATAATCCAGATGAATTTAACTGTCTGGCTTTTGAAGATGTGTGGGAAAATAAAGGAAATATTGGTTTCTTTATTCCCGGTACACATACTATAAATAAGTTTAAAAAAGGACCAAATATGATTACCGATGAGGTCAATGCTAAAACTTATGTAGAGGAAGAGGTGGATAAAGCCAAAGCTTCTGGTAACAGGAGAAAATATATGGCTGAGATTATTAATAAACCTCTTAAACCATCAGATATATTTTTAACAGTTGAAGGTAATTTCTTTCCTATAGAGGATCTCCGTCAACAGTTGGGTGAACTGGAGGCAAATAAGAGATCTTTAGAAGCATCTTGGAAAGTTGAGTTTTATATTAAAGAAGGTAAGGTAGATTGGTCATTATCGGACAAACCTGTGCTTAGAGAATTTCCGCATCGAAGGGGGGATATTCTTGACACCCCAATTGAGATATGGGAACTCCCTAAAACAGATTCTTCAGGAAAACCTCCTTTTGGTAGATACCTAGCTTCTCTTGACCCTGTTGATAATGATGGTGGAGATGACGTAGATCATTCTTTATTATCCGGTTTTATATTAGATAGTTGGACAGATAAGATTGTAGTAGAGTACACTGGTAGAACAAAGCTAGCTGAAGATTTTTATGAACAATGGCGCAGATGTCTTATTTTTTATAATGCTCTATGTAATTATGAAAGAAACCTAAAAGGTTTTTATCCCCATATGAAAAATAAAAATAGCCTATATCTTTTAGCAGATGAACCCGAAGTACTAAAAGAAAAAGGCTTAACTAAAGGTGGCGGCACTGGCAATCAATCTAAAGGGACACATGGGTCCGTGCCAGTTATTAATTGGGGGATTGAGTTGATTTTAACATGGTTACAGAAACGGGCTTATGAACCTAATGAGGGAGAAGAAACGGAAGAAGACATAATGACTAATCTTCAGACTATTAGATCACCGGCTTTACTACAAGAATTAATTTCTTATAATAGCGAGATAAACGCAGACCGTGTTTCAGCTCTAATTTATCTTATGATTCTTAGAGAAGATCGTATAAATATAACTCAAAATTCATTTAAAAAACAGGTTCAAACGGTAACTTCTAGTAAGTTTTGGGATAAAGCATATCGAAATCCTAAAATTAAATATTATAAAACGAGCATATAAAGTTTATATGCAGGTTAAAAAATAGGTTAAAAATTAGTTTATTATAATAAAAAATCTTAATTTTGCACAAATTTTATTAAGATGGACATATTAGGTTCTTATAATCAAATATATTTCCCGGCACAAAAAGTATCCTCAAAGACTAAAACTGAGGATTGGCTAAAGCGTTGTGTTGACGCTGGAGAATCAATGTTATACTATCGTAATGGTATGAACAGAGATAAGATGCAGGAGATAGAAAGGAATTACAATATTTATAATGGATTGTCTATTCCAGAAGACATGGAAAAGATATTCAATCCAATGGATATAGAGGGAATTACTTTTCCTTCAGAGGCTAAAAATTATCCAGTATCTGCCCCTAAGATGGATCTTATTATTGGAGAAGAATATCTTCGTAAGGATAATTGGACAATACGTAGTGTAAATGAATCAGCTGTATCTAGTAAACAGGATGCTCAACAGCAAATGTTAATGGAACTAGTGCAGCAAGAACTAACCAATGAATCTTTCTCAGAAGAAGAGGCTTCTGCAAAAATTCAGAAACTTGGTAAGTATTTAAAATATAGTTGGAAGGATAGTGCAGAATTAGCTAGTTCTAGATTACTGCACTATATTTATAAAGAGCAAAACCTTAAGAAGAAATTCAATGAGGGCATGCTTGACTTATTAGTTTCTTCTAGAGAGATGTATAGAATCGACTCTGTAGCAGGAGATGTTGTTGTAGAAAAAGTTGATCCTAGAACCATATATATGATGGGATTGACTAAAGACTTTAAGGTTGAGGATTCTGATATAATTATACAAGTTCAATACCTTCCGATAGGTAAGGTTATAGATGAATTTTATGAGTATCTTAAAGATGATGATATTGCCTTTTTAGAGGGGGGTATTGCAGACAAACAGGGAAACTCTGTTCTTAATTATGCCTATGTGAATCCTAGAATGTATTATCCACTATCAGTTAGCGAACAAGATCCTAGAATGATAGAGGTAGATAATGGATTTACTAATTATGGTTTTACAGGACCATTTGACTCTAAAGGAAATGTTAGGGTTGTTCGTATTCGTTGGCGTGGTCGTAGAAAGATAGGAAAACTTACTTATTTTGATGAATTTGGAGACTCTGCCGAAAAGTGGGTATCTGAGCACTATAAGCCAAATAGGGATTTAGGTGAGACTGTAAAATGGATGTGGATCAATGAAGCATATGAAGGAACTAAATTAGCAGGTTCTATATATGTAAAGATGCAAGCAAGACCATTTCAGATCAGGGGTATAAATAATAAATCAAAATGCGATCTTGGTTATATAGGTACTGATTGTGGTATTTCTATGATGTCTAGGATGGCTCCGTTCCAATTTGCATATAATATATATATGCGTAGACTGGAACTCCTTGTTGCTAGATTTGGTGGACCTGTTATAGAACTCGATATGTCTAAGATTCCAGACGATTGGGATCTTGATAAATGGATGTATTATCTTCATATACTTGGATATATGATAGTTGATCCATTTAATGAAGGTAAGAAAGGTCAGGCTCAAGGTAAATTAGCCGGTAATTTTAACACTACTAATAAAGCAATCTCTCCAGAGATAGGTCAGTTTATACAGCAGAATATAGCAATGCTCAACTATATTGAACAACAACTTGGTACAATTGCTGGTATAACTAAGCAAAGAGAAGGACAAATAGATAATCGCGAGACTGTGGGGGGTGTAGAAAGAGCTATTACACAGTCTTCACATACCACTGAAAAATGGTTTGTATTCCACGAAGATACAAAACGTAGGGTTTTACAAGCATGCGTAGATGTAGCAAAACAGGTATATCGTGGTAAAAATCTTAAAGCAGATTTTATATTAGACGATACTTCTAGAATGCTTCTTGATATAAATGGTGATGATATTGCAAATGCTGATTTTGATGTATTTGTTAATAGTTCTTCGGAAGATACTCGTATACGTCAAACATTCGAATCTCTGGCTCAATCATTTGTACAAAACGGATCTCCTGCTTCAGTCTTACTTAATGTAATGAAGTCGGAAAGTATTGCAGAAATGTCACATCTATTAGAAGAGGATGAAGAGATGAGAGCTAAGCAAGCTGAGCAGCTCGAACAAGCTAAACTTGAAAATCAAGAAAGAATGGTTCAAATGCAACTGGAAGATAAGCAGATGGATAGAGATCTTAAGAAATATGAAATAGATATGCAATATAAGATTGAGTTAATGAAACTTGAAGCCACTGGTAGCCAAAATGATCTTGCGTTAAAAATGAAAGAACATGAAGCTAAGGTGACCCTTCAAGAAAAACAGTTGGAAGAAACTAAGCGTCACAATAAAGCTACGGAGCAGGAAACTGAGAGAAGTAATAAGGAAAAAGCTAAAAAACAAAATACTGTAACTAAATGATATTAGAAGATATAATTGACTTAATGAAATCCCATCCATATATTCTAGAGATGGGTGCAGGAAAACTTTCAAAACGATTTAAAACAACTAGAGAAACTATTTACACCGCTAAAGAAATAGTTAGAAAAAATACTCCAAAGAAAGCTAAAATATTAATTTTTGATATTGAAACTACACCATTAGAAGCATATGTGTGGCAAACACAAGTATGGAAAGCTAGAATTAGTGATGATAATGTAATATCGAGATGGTATATGCTAACTTGGTCAGCTAAGTGGTTAGGAGATAGTAAGATAATGTCAATGCGGGTTACTGGCGAAGAGGCCCTTCGTGAAGATGACCGTAGAATCGTTGCTGGTATATGGGGACTTTTAGACGAAGCTGATATAGTTATAGCTCATAATGGCGATGCTTTTGATATACCAAATTTAAATACTAGATTTTTAGTAAATGGGTTATCCCCAACTAGACCATATAGAACAATAGATACTTTAAAAGTTGCTCAACGCCAATTTGGTTTTAGTCATAATAGTCTAAATGCTTTGGGTAGAGTATTTGAACTTGGAGAAAAACTTGAAACAGGGTTTGATCTTTGGCGCAGATGCAAGAATGGTGATGATGAAGCACTGCGTAGAATGGAAGAGTATAATCGTGGAGATGTAGAACTTCTAGAAAGTGTATATCTTAAAATGAGGGCTTGGATAAAAGGTCATCCTAATGTAGGCGTGTATATGGAATCTGAAGATAAGGTATGTGCTGTATGTGGTAGTGAAGATTTAGTTCCAGATGGATACTATACAACTAACTCTGGAAAATATAGAGCATATAGGTGTAATTCATGCGGATGTTCTCATACAAGAGATCGTCAAAACATATATCCGAAGGATAAAAGAGGTAATTTAGCTTCCCCTGTTCCAAGATAATCTAAAATTTAATTTTAGAAAATGTGGAACTAAAGTTTATATGCAAGTCTAATAAATACCTAAAAATTTGCATCGTATAATTAATATTTGTAATTTTGTGTAATTAATTTTAAGTTATGGAGAAGAATATATTTGAAACCGATCTTGGATCGCTTATTGGTGATAATCCAATTGAGGTAGACGGAGTAGATGATGGGTCTAATTTAATACCGGGCCCAGTGAATACAGAACAAGAAGAACCTAAAAAAGAAGAAAAGTCGAAGAAAGGTTCAGAAGAAGATAAAGGTCTCATTGACCTCGAAGAAGGCGTAAGTGAGGAAGAAGAACAAGAAGAAGAGGAAGAAGAAAATACGGAAGATAAGCCCTCCTCTGAATCCAAAGAAAAGTCAAGTTCTTCTCCATTAACTCCGTACGCAAGGCTTTTAAAAGAGGAGGGCATTCTTCCTAATATGGATCTGGAAGCGTTTGATGGAACTGCTGATGGATTAAAACAAGCGATGGTTGACGAGATTATAGGAGCTGTTGAATACTATAAAGAGAGTCTTCCTGAGAGAGTTAAGAATCTTATTGAAAACTATGAAGAAGGGGTTCCACTGGAAAAGCTTCTTGAAATAGATAAAAATGAGATTGAGATAGGTAGTATTTCAGAGGATAAACTTAGAGAAGACATTTCATTACAGAAAGAAATGGTCAAGACGTATCTGAAGAAAACAACTAAGTTCTCAGAAGCAAAGATTAAAACAATGATTGAACGCTATGAAGATAGCGGAGAATTAGAAGATGAAGCTGTTTCTGCAACAGGAGAATTAAAAGAAATAACTTCTAAAGAAAGAGAAGAATCAGTAAAGGAAGCTCAAAGACAGCAAAAACTAGGTCAAGAACGAGCTGAGAAAGAGCTTGCTGAATTGAATAAAAAAATACAGGGGACTGAAGAAATTATCCCCGGAATGAAATTAAATACTAAGATAAAGAATGATTTAATAAAGTCTTTAACTACTCCTGTAGGCAAAGATCAAAACGGAAATCCGGTTAACAGGATAGTAGCTGCTAGAATGGAAAATCCTCTGGAATTTGAAATTAAACTACACTACTTATTTGAGATCACCAAGGGGTTTAAAGACTTTAGTAAACTGGTTGAAAAAGGCAAAAAAGATTCTATTAAAGAATTTGAAGAGGCCGCTACTAGACTAGATAAGAGTACAGAAGGAACTTATCAAAATACAGATAAGAAGCAAACTGATAAATTTATCAATAGTATTACAAAGACATTCAACATTAAATAAACATTTTTAAATATATATAACAATGAAAGTTTTTCCAAATCAAGTTTATGAACCCAAGGATTTCTCTGGTTTGGTTACTGAAAACAACTTAGGCGCTCTTTTTCAGGAGAAGCCTATTCAGATATCTCAGTATATCGAGAGGTTGTATGAAGTTAACCTTCCGGACGATATGTTGACTCTGCTCAACAAATATCCTACTCACGAAATAGAAGACGATAGGGAGTACGAATGGATGCTTCAGGGCTCCGATGAAAAGAATATTCCTCTTACTGCTGCTTATGTAAAGAATAGCTCTGGAGCTCTTACTGCTGTAAGTGTAACTACTCCTCAGATTGGTAAGAATGGCGAGATATTCTATCTGCTGTTCCCCGAGAAGATGTTCTTCGTAACTCATATTATCGTTGGTATGAAACCTGATCTGTACAAAGTACGTATCAGGAAAGAAGCCGAGCAATATGGAACCGGTTTTCTATATGAATGTGAACTCTTTACAGGTAATCGTGATGCCTTTATCCCTTATGATGAATTGGCAGCCGGTACATTGTGGAGTGTAGAATATTCAATCAGTGAGCAGACCTTATCGAAGGACGCTTCTGATATTAGCTTTACTTCTCCGTTCAAGATGAGCAATAGGCTCTCTATGATCCGTAAGAAGCATGTTGTTCCCGGTAATATGATTATGAAGGGAGTAAACAACCCGCTGGCATTTACCTTTATGGATCAGGATGGTGTAAAACACACTAGCTGGCTCAACAAACTTGACTGGGAATTTATGAAAGCTTTCCGTAGAGAAAAAGCTAGGCTCTTATTCTATGGAACGTCAAATAGGAGAGATGATGGTACTTATGCTCAGTTCGGTACTTCCGGATATGAAATTAAGGCTGGTCTTGGTCTTAGGGAACAGATTGCCCCTTCCAACATATTCTTCTACAATACTTTCAACATTGAGAGTCTTGTGAAATATGCTCTGGGTCTTTCTGTTGGTAAACTCCCTGAAGATCGTAGGCGGTTTATAATTGGTACTGGTGAATATGGTCTTGCAATGGCCTCTGCTGCTATTGAAGCATATGCTGGTGCTGCTGCAATTACCTACAATAGGGTAAATGCTCTTACTAGCGGACCTAAAGCTAGCTACACGAAACCTCAGTATATTAGCGTTGCTGACATCAATGGTATTCAGTTTGAGTTTATTCACATTCCTGATTATGATAATGAGGTTAGAAATAAACTGATGCATCCGGAAGGTGG